TGTACTCCGAGACCTGATTCTGGATATCTCTTATCCACAGGTTCTCGTTGTTGTAGTAGTCGCGAACTGGAACAATCTCAATCCTGTAGGCTGAGATGCCAGCTTTCATGAGAGCATCGCGAATCATCTGCTTACGTTGCTCGAAGCTCCATGGGTTCTTGATGTTGGGTGCAGCTTTAGCTGAGCCAACAACTATGATAACTTTGTCAGCAAGGAGTAAACCCTGCTGTACGACTTCTAGATGACTGTTGTGGAAGGGCTGAAAGCGCCCGATAAGAACTGCGGCTCTGTAATCCAAGGATCAACTCCTATATTTTCTTCACACCTCTCACTGAGGTGCTACAGTTTAATTATACCTCAAAACAAGATCTTAACGCCCACTATCTTACCGCTAAGGTCTTTAGCGATATAAGCACTATAGGAGCCATCACCATAGCCAGAGCGTGAGCAGACTCCATTACGGATAACTCCGGCGCCAATGTCAGTGAAGGTAACGTCGCTTGCAATGTCATACCACTTTCTAGTGGGTTGAGCATCTGAGTAATCCCAGTTTTTGCCGCGAGCTAAGGTTTCTTTGGCTTCTTCAAGTCTAAGCTTAAAATAATCTGGGTTCTTGAGTCTCTCAGCTAGAGCTGGTTCTTGCTTTTCTAGCTGCATCATTCCTTCGCACATCTTGATGGTCTCATCTGCACGATAGAGATCGTTGGCTTGGTCGTACTCGCACATACCTTTTTGAAGGTAGTCTTCGTCATAGTCTATATTGTAGAACTTGTCGTCGAAGATACCAGCCTGACCAGAGTCAACACCAACAGTAAACTTTACTTTTTCTTTCGTAAAAGAAGCTTTATTGAAGGACTCATGAACTGCGCAGATCTTGCGCGGACGGTTTCCCCAGTTATCTTCTTCATCGACCTTTAGAACCTGTGCTTTCCAGGTTCCAGTCTTAACGTTCTTAACCGCCCCAGCGCACCAAGTCTTCTTGTCGTAGCAAGGATCTGAGATGCGAAGAACTGGAGAGACAACCTCGAAAGTACCCAACTCAATGATTTCCTTTTTCACTTGTAACTCCCTCTTTAGCTAAGAAATGTTCGACCATATGCGTTTGGCTATGGCTACTGAATGTAGCCATAACTGCTGACAAGACGAATATAGACTTTAACAGCTGCCACATCTTCCGAACCTTGGGTATACCATCTTTATAGATGGCAAACCCCGCGATAAGCGACATCCACATACCGAAGTGAGTGATGTATGCGTGCATCCAGTTGAGAAGATAATGCTCCATCACTCGTGCTCCATGAACTCAACGTTGAAGTACAGCCACAGCATAAGCACTAAGAACAAGAACCCTACGGTCGATAGTATTCCCAGTGCAATATAGAGCAGATATGATAGCATTTATTCCTTCTTTGTTGCGTCCAACAGGAGTTGAGCGACATTGGTTTTAATAGCTCCCATATTGGAGAGCAACGCTTGACCATCTTCAGAACCTTCTAAGATGCGCTTGATAAGCTGAGTCTTAGCTTTCTTGCCCATCTTGTCAACGTTATGCAGTTGACTTTGTAGGTCTTGCAGACTGTTTTCCTTTTCGTCAAAGTCCTTAACCAAGGATACGATCGGCGCGAAGAGCTTAACAAGCTCTGTCTTTGAGAGGTTGAAGGTGAGACCAATTGATATTGATGCAGTAGCCTCAGTGTGGTTCCTGCCGTATCCGTTGTCTTTGCTTTTATTAGAGACAGAAACAAAGGATGGAATCTTAAACTGGCGCTCGATCGTAGTGCTATCTTCGAGAGTGGGCTTTGTGTGCTGATTGCGGTTGTAACCTCTATGCTGAATGTCATTCAGAAGGAGAATGCCTCGTTCTGTGATAGCATAGTAATGCCCGATTTGTGGGTCACGCTCTTCACCGCCGTGGCTTTTCAACAACTTAAATTCCGCTTTGTGCTTTTCGCGAACAGCATCCATGAAGGTTTTGTTTGCTTCTCTCAGCGCAGTATCGATCTTTGCGCGAGCTTCGTTGCTCAGATCATTAGCAGCTTGCACTTGCGCCTCAAGACGCTCACGCGTTTCTTCGATGACCACGTCAATGAGGTCTTGCTTAGTGAGCTTCATATCAATCGAAGCATCAATGTTCTGATCTTTGATCGGTACGTTTATGACTTCAGCCTTTACTACTTTTTTGGACATTTCGTCCTCCCTTTGTTATTGTTTCTTAGTATCAGATTTGAGTTTAGGTCGTGAGCGCATGAGCTCATCAAACACAGAGTCAGCAATCTCTTTCTTCTTAGAGCCTAAGAGTTCTCGGGTGTATTCCTTGACATCATCATGTGCTAGTTGATTAGCCATGCTTCGCGTTTGACTTCTAACCTCTTGAGCGTATTGGTTAGCAAAGTCTTTGCGCATGTTCTCCTGTAATTCTTGCCTTTCCTCAGGCGAGAGGATGAAGTCTACATTAAGTTGAGTAGCAATGAGCTGTTGCTTCAACTGTCCTGCTATGAGATGGGTGATATCGCTCATCCTGCCGTTGCAGTGATCTACCTTGAACCCAGTGTTTCTGCCCCAGTTGTCTTTCTCAAAGCCGAGAACACCGAGGACAGTCTCCTTGATGCCGTTCTTTAAGGTAGCTTCAAGCTCCTTCCTTGCTTCATCGATAACCTTTTGCATCATATTGTCATCGTCCTCTGGGAATTGAGGAACTTCACTTCCGAGCACTGTCTTCTCAACGGAAGCTCTGAGATACTCCATGGCATCGACTGGCTGCAGACCTAATCCCTTATCGGTGATAACCACCTCATAATACTTATCCTCAAGTCTGACGAACTTCTGCTTTCGACCTTCCATTAATTCCTCCAGTAAAGGATGTGGCCAAGACTCGAACTTGGGATCCATGTCCACCGCAAGGGTGATGTCGACACTTACTTTACCTTTAAGTTACCAACACATCCATATTAGATTTGTTTCAGAAATGGAGCCCATTCCCGCGTTCTCATCGGGTTCAACGGGGTTGCAATCCGCTACATTAATACATATGTTAAATGGGCATGGAGGAAGGCAGAGTACTCGAAACTCACCCCGGTATTACCGGAGCGATCAGTTTAGCAAACTTACCCAGTCACCTGACTAGTTTACCTTCCATTTGGTGTTCTCGTAGGGAGTTGAACCCCATCAGGCAAGTTTAGGAAACTGCCATCCATCCGCGGACGAGAACTTTGGCACAGTCGGTAGGAATCGAACCTACATGTCACAGCTTAGAAGACTGGAGCCTATCCACTCGAGCCACGACTGCATTATCTTAATATTAACTTTTCACAGAGCCAATCTGAGTAGGCTCGTTCAATCTCCTTATTAAAGTGACTCTCTGGATCGTCGAAGAAGTGACCACGCCACGCATAGTCTGTAACTTTCTTCCACATTAATCCACGGTCAAACTGGATATCTACAATATTGCGATCACTCTTGATATCATAGAGATGCCAGTTAACATCTCTACTCGCCTGCATCTTATCAAAGTCAAACCACCAGCCATTTATTAATCTCATATTTTTGTATGAGATCAGATTGGTGCTCCTCGAAGGATTCGAACCTTCACTTTACGGCTTTTGAGACCGTCGCCTCTGCCGTTGGGCTAGAGGAGCATGGTGCTTCTCAAAGGATTCGAACCTTTACTGAACGGGGTTTAAGTCCGTTGCCTCTGCCAGTTGGGCTAGAGAAGCGGGAATTTGTGCAACGCCTGCGTGAACCTCTGAATGACAGTTCGCACAGAGTAAAACACATTTATTATATTCTTCTAAAACTACTGCAAGTGGTATTCTTGCTATTACCTCTTTTTGAAGTTCAAACTTCTTGTCTCTTAGGTGGTGAAAATGCAGAGCATCTTTACATTTGCAGTAACTGCATATTTTGCATTTACCACCTGCCATACTGAGCAACATATCTTTCTTCTTGTCTTTAAACTTTCTTTGTTGCGCCTTATTGCACTCTTTACATTTCCAACCGTTTAATCTTCCTTTTCTTTCATAATGGTCAACTGGACCATGTTTCTTGCATTCTCTGATCATGGGTTATTCTCCTTATAACCCTTATACTAATAAATTTGGTGTAGCGTGGAAGAGTCGAACTTCCAACCCATGGTGAGGTGCTTCGGTGTTACAGACCGACCGGTTAGCCATTCCCGCAACGCTACATTTGGAGGAAGATGTAGGATTCGAACCCACGAGCCCTCGGCTTTACGAGGAACTTCTTGTTTTCAAGACAAGTGCAATAAACCACTCTGCCAATCTTCCACACTATTTTTAAAAGGATGATCTGAAGAGGAGCACCTATAAGCGGAGTCCTGTATTTGTGTCACCATCTGTCTTCAGTTAACGTTACCGTTAACCTCTTTGCCTGGAACCCGATAACTACCCGAGTAGGGTCATCGCTATCCTATTCCCAGTTGCTGCACGTACGCTGTCGGCCGTTTCACCCGGACTACAAGAACACTGTACATGCCTTTCAGCACTTTACGCGCTCCACATCCGATTCGTCTCTGTTCCCGTCACTCACCTTACGATGGGTGGTCGTTAACCACTACGTTACTCTTTGCAGCTCCGACTTTCCTCTCTCCGGTATTGCGCCGGTCGAGCGGTAACCCGTTACTCCTCTTCAGATCATTTAATTTTATATTCAGAACACCTCTTAGTTTTGGTGCCAGCTCTAGGAATCGAACCTAGTTATACGGAGTTTCAAACCGCTGCCTAATGACCACACCTGCTCAACTGGCTTTGTTATTCATCATGTATCTCAGCATGGCAATTACTACACACCATGATACATTTCTTTAATTCTTCAACTATCACTTCCCAACTTCTATTCTTAGAACCTGATATCTGGAAGTCCTTTTCTTTTGGATCTAAATGGTGAAAGTGTAATGCTTTACTGCACTTATCATAACCACATCTAGAACACTTTCCTCCCATATACTCAATAGCTCTTTTCTTCATCTTCAGTCTAGCATTGCGAACTCTACACGATCCACATAGCTTTCTTTTCATATCTTTATGTTCTTTAGAACATCCAACACATATTCGCATACAATCTCCTGGTTAACAATAATTGTACCCATAGGAAGTTGGCTGAGTCGGTAGGAATCGAACCTACGCATAGTCGAGTTAACAGCTCGGTGCCTTTCCTGCTTGGCTACGACTCAATGAATAAATTGTTTTGGATTTAACGCCTCGCGGGCTTACTTAGTTAGTTGCAATTTGAGCAACTAAAATAAGAAAACGCATTTGATCCTGATAAGGATCTCAAAGAGAAGTTCGAATAAGATTTCGAAAGAAGCGTTTTCATATATCTAATATACCATGGATTCGGATTAAGCGAGAAAGATTTTATCCCTAGGGTTAAGGTAGTCTACGTTATTAGCTCTTCTAGAAGAAGTAGAGTAAGCACCGGGTTCTAGGAGCTTAAGCTGCCATAATAGTCGCATTAGGCACTTGAAGCTGCCTGTTTTCTTTACGCTGATGCCTCTTATTTTAGAAGCATTCGCTCTGTGTATTCCGTGCTGCATAGTGTTATCCATTCTGGGGACCAACCTATTTTATGTGTTGGTCCAGCTTCATGTCCATCTACTACATCTACTACATCTACTACATATTCAAGTAGCTCAGTAGGAAAAGCCTTAACTATAGCTGTTGGATTGTCCGTCCACTCTTTGAAGCCCAACTCTTCCATGATTGCTGTGCTCTTTTCCCAGTACTCATTTACGGTCACCTTTGGCACTCCTACGAATTACACTTCTATATTCTTCTGGATCTACTATATCTAGTTTATACAACAGCATCATCAGATGTCGCATATGAAGTCTAGGACGACTGTGCATAGGGAATCTTAGTTTTCTCATAAGCATTTATCTGCTTTACGACTGTGAGTTCCCCACATGTAGTCAACTTCATCTAATAAGTAATTGCCCATGTAATCGTCCATGATACGAAGTTCCCACAATAGGAATAGAAGCTGACGCAGTGAGCTAAACTGCATCATGTTGTTTAATTCCAGCGAGTGCTCGTCGTGCATTATGCCCATCACACACTACTTTCGTCTATGTAAGCTTGTGCAGTACTTGTATCCCACATTCCTATCTTGTACATGAAGCATATTAGGTTGTGAAACGCTCTTTGTCCATAATAGCCAACACGAGCCGTAGTCATAGCATATTGCTTTCGCGTAAATGACAATACTCTTCAAAGGTTATTACACCTATTTGTACTAGAAATCCCAACACCCTTCTCATAAAGCGTTGATCACGTAGAGTCCTCATAGTAGGAGCATCCTCTGCATGTACTCTTCCTGGCAAATGCTGAGCCAGGCTTCATGCCATTTATGCTTGGGACCAACACCATTGGGGTTATTTATTACATATTCAAGTGTAATAGTTGGAAGTACAGTAACAAGCTCTTTAGCATCGAAATCATCCATGACGTCATCACTTATGATTCCAAGCTCATCTGATTTATCCCTGATTGCCTGAAGATATGCTCCGTGTGTCACGCCATCCACCTTTTCTGGAGTACTCTAGAGTTAAGAACCTGTACTATAGCTATAAAATTATCGACATCTTTTATCGCAGAGATATCCCATAAAAAACCTATGAGTCGCATAGTTACCATGTGATCGGTTTTTATCATAGCTGACTCGCCTTCTGCTGCGCTACACCTTGATAGCAGTCAACCATCTCCAGCGCAGAGATGCAGAACATCTTGTCCTTGATGAAACCTATATCATAAAGCAATAATATAAGTCCTCTGTAGGTCTCATAGGCATGACGCACTTTGACATCACGTCTTATCTTATTTATTCGAGTGTGATGCCAATCAATCATGTCCTATTTTAGGATCGGATTAATTATCAGTTTTGGTGTTGCGAGCTATGTGGAACGCTTTGACAGCCGAGCCGACATGCTCCATGTGAGGGTGGAACGCAGGTTGTAAATAACCATGCTCCGGAGTGTTGTTCTTATTGTTCACTGCCATCTGACCGACTAGTCTACCCTCATGATGTACATCATAATGGGTATGAGTGCCATCTGTCTTCGCGTGTTTGAATTTATACTTAGCTTTGTCAATGTTGTTTCCAGCATTCTTCTGGAGCGAATGTGAGCCCATAGAGTAACAATACTTAGAGAAGGGAGTCTTCACTATCTTATGGTCGTTGAGGAACTGGTTAAGCCAGTCTGGTGTTGTTCCTTGGTGCTTAACTTCTAGGATGATGTGGTTCTTAGGATCATAGCCGGCAACCATACCCATCAAAGAGTCTTCACCACTTGATTCCTTAGCCAGAGAATCGCTGACGTTAGTGGGCATAACGTCTAAGATGTTGAACTTGATGCTGTCGTCGAATGTAACTCTTAGTCCTGAGTCTGTCGCCGTATCTGCGTAAGCTCTGCGGTTGTAAGATATCTCGCACGATGGCTTCATCTGGAAGGTCTGCTGAGCAGCATTGATGTCTGCCAACCTACCGACTAGATCGCCTATGCCGATGTGCGGGTTAGCTTTAATTAGACGCATAGTTGGTATCAGCGGCAAGCCAGACTTGAACTTCTCCATGCTGTCGCTAGGAACCTTGATGCGGAACTTATCAGAAACTTCTCCATGCTTGGCTTTAACCTCTAAGTATGTGAAATCGCTCTTAGCAAGCTCTCCGTTCGGAGCATACTCGCGAGTGCGAATCTTGAATCTGCTCACGGCCTTAGAGAGGTGATGCTTGATCATGTCGAGGTTGGCAGAGTCAAAGTAGACCGAGCGCATTGTAGTGTACTTAGTCTTCTTATCGGGGTAGTCAGGAGTGAGGTGCTTAGCGAGGGTCTTTTGCAGATCTTCCTTCAGCATCTTAGGAAGAATGTACTTGTCCTCGAAGCGCTTGAACAAGCTGGTCTCGGTCTTAGAGAGCTCTGAGCTGTACTTCTCTACGTAAGATTTAGCAAAGGATTCAATAGTTTGAGGTGCTTCTAGCGACCACTGCCCGTTCTTATGTATCATAGGCTTATTTTACCACTACTCTAGGTCAGGCTCTTCGTCCTCAAACTCATACCCGCACTCTGGGCAGGTATAGGTCTCGTCTTCTAGATCGTCCCACTCGTCCATGTCGAAACCGCATTCTGGGCATTCCATTACTTCATTCTCCTTAGTTTCTTACGAGCCCAACTTGCGTAGTCGCCTGCATGAGCTCCGTTCTCGCCAAAGGTCTTGATGTGCCAATCCCACGATCTGTAATTTATGGTTCTTATTAGCTCGCAGGCTTTAATGAAGCCGCGCTCAAATTCTTTACTCTTCTTTGCCATCGCTGGTCTTCTTGTAGAAAGGAGCTTGACCTGCAGCATGATCAGTTTCGTCTATGATAGCGATCACCGTAGGATCAAATTCTTTGATCGCTTGGCTCACAATAGAGTTAAGGGTATAGCGAGCACCAGCACAACCTTGACAACCACCGATCATCTCAACGTTGACAATACTATCTGAACGACCAAGAATTGTGATCTTGCCTTTGTGCGCTGCGATAGCTTGGTTGATGTCGCCATCTAGCATCGCTTGAATCTCTTCAACTGTTTTCATCGTTTCCCCTTGATAGTTGCTTTGATCCATCTTTTAAGGAATGGGTGATACTGCCTAAAGAACCTCGCAACTGTCTTCAGTTCCTTCTCTGTCCATTCGCCCTTGAGCTTGAACTTGAACTTTTTAGTTTTCATCGTCAGTCTCCCAGCTTCGCTTATCCTTAAGCGGATTCATTGGATCTAGGAAGATAGGTCTTTCCATATACGCAGATGCATGTAAGTCATCGACATACCAGTCAGGCTTGCTCATCACTACGTCCACCAGCTGCTCAATACCTAGAGCAACCACTGCACGATGAGCCCAGTCGTATCCACCTTGAGACCACACCACAACGGTATGTCCCCTTGCTTTAAATTTTCGCATCAGATCTATGTGGCGATGATGGGGTAAACCGTACTCAGAGACGCCGGAGTCAGGATCGGTGATTGCTACGAGATGAGATATGCTGGTCTCGTGGAGATCGTAGTTCCACAGGATGAGAGTATCGTCCACGTCAAAGTATACAATTTTGTGTGATTTTATTACCTGCATTTACAGGTTATACGAAATCTATTACTCTATGTCGAATACGTAAAGATAGGAAGCAAATCCATCTTCGCCGAGAGTTCGAAGCAGTGTCAGGGCTTCTTCGTTGTTATCTTCTACAGCCTTAGCAAGCACTGCGGTGTACAGGAACGAGTCGTCTACCTCAGACTTCTTGACGCGCTTCTGCCAGTTGCGGAGCTTCTTAGGGTCAACATGGTGACGACCACGGTTCAGCTTCTCAGGTACCATGCGGGTATTGCCCGAAGCATAGCCCTTGGCGTTGTTCTTCCTATCTGGGGATAATTTCTGATGGGTCTTTTTCTCAGCGCTCTGAGTCTGCTTAACGATAGAGTCACGACTTCCTAGACCTGAGCTCTTCTTGTGAGCTGTCCCGTTCTTGCCCTTCTGACGTCTTAAGGCGTCATCGGCCTTGGTTTGGGCTCTCTGCCAATGCCCCGGTGTCTTCTTGGCTGTCTTAAGCTTGCTTAAACATGCTTTACAGCGTCCGCTGGGATTGCTCTTATTAGCACTAGGTCCACCACAGCGAGGGCACTTCTTGGCTAGTTCTTCTAGGTATGTCTCGTCGACTTTAGAGAGCTCTCCCAGGTCTTCCAGGGTGATATTCTCGTCGATCTCTTCAATTTCTGGGGTGATGTCGCTCATTCCCTAGATTATACCAGAGTAGGAGCTATTGTCTTACCATGTGCAGGTGAGTGTTGCTCCCATAGAACTTGCAGTCTTGAAACATCCCTAGTTGCCTAAGGAACATGATGAGCGGTAGAGCTTTACTGTTAAATGGTATGTTTGCCATCATCGGCTTTACCCATAAGCTGGCTTTCCATATAGGCGTTCTCTAGGTGAAGGACCTTGATCTTTAAAGTGTTGATGTCAGCAATAAGTTCTCTTAGTGAGACCACTGTCCCATCGGGGAACTTAAACCTTATGTCGGCCAAATTCATCTCTGATACCGCGTAGATTTCATCCGTCTTGTATGTCATCGAGGAGTTCCTTCTCAGCTATGCGGTCAGATAGTATTCGCTCCCACTCCTTTACCATGGCTATGGCTTCCGAGTTACCGGAAGCCAGATGGCCATTGAGGATAATCTGAAGTACTTCCAGCTTCTCCTCATTGGTTAAGTCTGATGCAATATCGTACCAGGGAACAACTTCCTCTTTAGTCATGCTCGTATTCTTCAACCTCAATGCTGTCAGCGGTAACCGTTACCTGAGCATGGTCGTCGAAGGCAACGTGCAGCATCTCTTCGATGTTGCTCAGGTTCTTGCTGAACTCAACGAACACTTCTGCTTGAGCTTTGGTGAAGCCACGCTTGTCAAGGCCAGTGACCTTGTCGAAGTAGCCTTCCCAAGTTGAGAAACCGTCGAAATCTTCGTCAACGCCAAACTGGAAGTCAGGACTGTAGACGCTGAATTCGCAGGCTTCGCCGTCGTTGAAGTGCGGCGTGAACTGCTGCCAGCGAATAGCGGTGAGATTCGGTGTACTCTTCTTAAGTTCTTCGAAAGCCTCTTTCAGAGCAGGCTTGACACTCTCTTGTGCCAAGAGCTTCACTTGGTTGCGGATGTCCTCTTGCTTCTTAGCAAGATTAGTGAGTGTGGTCATTTCTTTCTCCTCGGTTTCTTGGTTTTTGTCTTTTTGGGTTTTTTCTTAGGTAAAGGTTGATCGTAGCCCTCAGACTCTGCATAGGTGAGGTATGGTCCGTATTGTTCCATTAGTCGTGCTCACAATGTTCAACTTCAATTTCTTTTGACGACAAAGTCACAGTCGCGTGGTCGCCGAAAGCGCTCTCAAGCATGGACTCAACACTCTGAATCTTGTTAGAGAAAGTCTCGAACGCTTTCCTCTGCTTGGCATCGAGCTTATTCCACTCGTCACCGTAGGCGTCGTTGAAACCATCTTCGTACTCAGATTCTTCTTGATTTGAACCTTCTACTTTGAAGAGCGCATCGTAAACACCAAACTCACACGTATCGCCATCGTTGAAGTGAGGAGTGAATTGGTCCCACTTGACCGCCACGATATTGGGGATGATTTCTTTGAGGTCACTGAAAGCTTCTTTCAGAGCGGGTTTAACGCTCTTCTGAGCTGCTTTCTTAAGGTTAGCAAGGAGCTCTTTCTCCTCTGTACAAAGATCGCCTAATTTAGTGAACACGTTCTCTCCTTTGTTATAAAACAACCTGTTTAGCGTTAGTTGACTGCTCGAACCACCGGATGTAATCATCGACCTCGTCAACTGGATAACCACGGTTATGCACGCCTAGAATCATTAAGAAACGTATAAGGTTAGCAAGACACATGTTATCTCTAGTAATAACTATCTGTGGATGCATTAGTCTGCCATGTCTAGCTTATACTTCTTCTTCTTTGGACCACCCAACCAACTGTAGAAGGGCATATCTTGCAAGTAGTCTTGGACAGTCGGGATTCTTCCCATGTCGTCGATCACATGCTGTTCCGCGATGTCCCGGACACTCACGTGTCTTCCGTCGCTGTTTGTTATGCCTTCGCCGAACTGCTGCTCGCATAAGAATATCCCAAAGCTTGAGTGAAGAATTGCACGATGTCGCATGTCAGGAAAGTGAGCTTTCGTTTGGTCGAACCAGTCGTGGATCTTTTGATAATCCGCTTCTACTCCGCCCCACTTAGCAACTGAGACTTTTCCATGTAATACAGGCTTCATCGTGCACCTCTTGGTTAGTACTGCTTGCGAGTGTTGATCACCAATTTGCCAGGAAACTCAGCTTTCACAAAGTTCACAAGGATGTTCACCAAGCGATAGTTGGCAAGACCACGGTTGGTGGTGTACCCATCGATGTCGGAGATCGCTTCGAACAGACCAGACAACGCTGACAAGTAGCGTCCAGCTTTTGCTTCTTTGCGAGCAAGAGCAGTGAGCTCACGAATGCTCAGTTCATGGAAGCTTTTGGTTCCATTTTCGTCGTTCATCCATGACTCAGAGTCATGAAGAACTGCGCTAGTGGTGATACCACTACCGATTTGACCAAGCTCAGAGAGCAAGTTGCTCTTCTTGAACTTCTTACCGACAGAGCAGTCCAGCAAAGAACCGACCGCGCAAACAGCGCAACCCGTGTTGTTCTTGTACGGAGCAAGAGCGACTCCATTGTCGTCGTACTCGTCATCGTGGATATAAGAACCAGCCATAAGTGGCTCAGTTTGTAACGCACGAATAACTTGACGCTTTGTTAAACTAATCTTCACGTTCTACTCCTTAGGTTTTGTCCGCATACGGACATTTGATATCATCAAAAATAACAATCACCGGAACGACGATCGTTTCAGAAAAGAAAATGCCGACGAAAGCATTCCACCATGATACTTCATAGTTGAGTTTAGGATTCTCTTGCGTCTGCAGGCCGATGCACTCTCCGTAGCTATTGCGGCGAGTACAGTTAGTTGTTGTTAACAGCAAGGCTGTTAACGTTAGCAAAGCTATTGTCTTCATTTTGTCTCCTTCGCGAAACTTATCGCACTTTTAACGCACCACTCAGTCCACATTGGCTCAGTGGGATCACTCATTCGCATCCCTACAAATCCTCTTATTGCGGCTTCACATCCCATAACATACCCACGATTCTGAGCTACATTTAGATCGTGAGGAACTATGGTCTTGTATGCAGCGAAATCATGTCGCTGCTGCCACTGCGTTCCTGCGAACGCACCGATAGTGATAGAAAGTCCTATGCCGTAGGCATATAAGAACAACTTGTCAAACTTACTCATCTCAAGACCTCGTTCTCAAAAACGTTGTTAACGGACAGTATCTTGATATCAATATCAAGGTGTGGACCCGTGTGACCATACATTAATATGGTCACGTCGTTTAAACCACGTTTAGCACACCAAGCTTTCATACCTTTATTAATGCCGGTAAGAAACTCTTGTTTTGCTCCACCTTCCATAGTGACGGTAACTATCAAACAGTCACCATCGGTAATCTTTAAGTGCTCCATTACTTCTTCGTCGTATCAGGGACTTTCACTGTTTCACCAAGATCTTTCATAGGATGATCAGCTGTTCCCTGTCTGCTGATGATCCACAAGATCTGTGGAGGTTGTTGACCTGGTTTTAACCATTTTTCCCAGTCAACTTTTCCATAGCAACCATCTGTGATGATAATGTTCAAATCACCCTTGCGCTTGAAGATGTCTTCCAGAGTAGTCGTCAAATCTGTGCCACCACTCTGAATTTGACTCCTGTCAATCCTTTGACCCAGCTTATACTGCTGTCTGCCATAACACTGAGTATGGAAGAAGGACATGTTACACTTACGCGAGCCAACTCGCAAGAACTGGTCAACGATCTCTAAGAAATCATTGAGCTCTTCAACGCTGATAGACCCAGACGTATCTAAGTGATTTTCAAGTCTTGGTAAGTCTCCTACCTTTGTGCCTGGAGCCTTGTTACCGAAGCGCTTGGACTTGCGGGTCCAAGTAGACTTGCGGTTGTGGCCAGAGGCATGCCTCTTCATCGCAGACATGATGAGCGCTTTGTAATTTAACTCTGCACGACGTGCTTTGATGTCGTCCAAGAGTTCTTTGACATGGGCATCAAGCTGATCGTAAGATAACCGAGCTTTAACCATAGCACGCTTAACGAGCTCCTCTGTAGCATCCAACATGTCTTTCTCTTCAGCAGCTCCGTCCCACATGTGCTCGTCTATGGTTTGAGGAAGATCGCTGGTATCAGCACCTCCGCCTGCATTGCCCTTACCTTTGCCGTCGCCTTTCCCTTTACCTTTGCCCTTACCCTTATCTTGCCCCGGTTGACCTTGGCCCGGTTTGCCCGCGCCTTGACCGTCCCCGTCACCTTCTCCTTCGTCGCCTTCACCGTCTCCATCATCAGGGTTTTCAGGGTCTTCAAATCGTTTGATGAGTCGTTCATAATATGCTTCCATTGTTTGGTTCTTAGGCCAATCGATCTGCTTACCGGTCTTCTCATCGATGTCCTTGAAGTCATTGACATCGATCGCTCTGCCTGGGCAGAGTGGATTTGGACATGGTTCAGGTTTCAAAGGTGGAGGACATTGCTGACATCCCTTAGGAAGATCTTTGATGAACTGGTTGATCGCCATATCTGCAGCGATATTCATGAGCATCCGCTTACGAGCTGAGATCTTAAGGAATGGTACGCGCAGTGGATGTTTATGTGTGATATGAGACAGCTCATGCAGCATGACAGCTTTTCGCTGTGGTGCGTTGAGCTTTTTGCAGAAGAAGTAGGGATTTACCAACATATCCCAGCGTTTAGCGTCTGTATTGAACATGATCCCAGCAGTTGGAATAACGTGGGAGTAAGAGATGTTCAAGCTCTGAAGAACTGCACCCATGAACGGGTGAGACGTTGTAAGCTCATATATGGCTGTATACAACGACCTATTCTTATCCTCAACCGAGACTTGCTCTTTTTCTAAGAGCTCTTTAGGAATGTTAGGACGAATGCGAGATGACATCAATACCTCCGGTATTACCGGTGTTTAGGTTCGGGATTTGAACTAGATATGTATACTCTATACAAAGTCGAACCGTCGTAGTTACCAACACTCATGGACTGATATCTAAAGTGCTTAATGTTCAATAAAGACATAAGCCTCCATAGACGTCTATGCTTATCAAAAGCATCTTCGTCCAGAGTAACACTAACGTGCATCTTTCCTCCAGAGAAAAAACTCACCTACATCGCGGGAGGAGTTGGATGTAGGTGAGCCCAGTATGCTACTTCTTATCAACGCCAGTAGCACGACTTAATTTGATGTTATCTTTCAAAACGTCAACAAGATCCTTGTGACGACCGACGAACTCCTTGAAGAAGACCGTGATCTGACCTTTGGATTGCTTGTAGCCGCAACCTTTGATGAGGTTGACAGCATGATCGCTCGGGATAATCTTGGCAACTTCTGCCATCGTATCCTCGTCGATCTGGTTCTCTTTGCAGTCTTTCTTCAAGCCGCCATAGTTCTTCTCGATGCTCTCAACCGTAGCTGCGATCATGTCACCTTGGTACGTTGAGGGATCAGATTGAACCAAGAGACGCTTAAATGCTGCTTTCTTGTCCTTCAAGATGTCAGACGCAGTAACCGGAGCTTGGTCGAAGCAGAACTTGTGATACTCGTTGCCGATGTCTTTGCCCAGAATTGAGCAAACAATGATGCGATGAATACCGCGATTGCTTCCAGCACCGGCAAGCTCAGCTGCATTAACTTTTGACCAGGTACGTGGACTGATGTAGACTCCATCCTTAGCAATCTCTTTGGTCGTCTTGTATGTCCAAATACCAGAGCCGATGAACATCTGAACCTTCGGATCCCAGTTCTGGGCATCCATGAAGTCCAGGAATGTGACTGCATCGTACTCAACTTCGAACATCTCGAAGCGATCCTTCAATGCTGCGTCCATGGTGTTCACATCGTACTCTGACGAGTCTGGATTGATGCAACCAGCCATGATCCAACCTGGAGGAATGATGGTCTTTCCAACCTTGCGGTCAGTCAAGATCTGCATCATACAGTTCATCGTTCCTGAGGTTGCGCGATTGGGTTCTTCAAACAGGAGCAAGCCTTCGCTAGCTTGATCACGTGGCCAGAAGTCTGGCTGATAATGCTTCGTGATCCTGTATTCTTGACCATTCTCGTTGATGACCTCGCACTCAGGCAAACCGACAACGTCGGGAGCTTCGTAATATGCAAGACGTAGGTCGATGAATCCAAAGTTAGGATTTCGCTTCATCTGCTTTCTTACCCACTCTTGGGCAATCTCTGATTTTCCTAGTCCAGCTTCCCCTGTAAACAAGGGTGTGAACCTCTGATTGATCTTACGCGCCTGCATCGCGATATCTAAGATCGTGTGAATATGACTTGGTTTCACTCTTCTCCTCCTAAATGGTTAACATTTGGCCGTTGATACAAATCATTAGTTTCAGAATCAATGTACGTCACGTGACGGACTTTCACCCATATTGTAGTGAGCACTAAGCTTGTTGGCTAGAACAGCACTCAGCTGTGATCTTGCCTTAAGAATAGCAAAAGCCTGTGGGTCATTGAGCTTTTCTGCATCGAGAGCCATCTGCTCCAATCCTTGCGACATGATGCCAAGCAGTTGGGCGTAGTTCGATAGTTCATCAGGTGTAAATGCTACGTTGACAGCTCCAGGAACAAGTTCAGGTAATATCTTAAGAGCTTCTTCAACTTTCGGTTCAACTTTCTTCTTAGCTTTGGAGGTCTTCTTCATCTAGTCCTGCTTCCTCAAGGATGCGTTTCACGTGTTTCTTCCGAAGGTGTTCAGGAAGAGCATTGAAATCGAGTGTAGCTTTGGGTTTTTTCGGCTTCTTCTTACTTGTCTTGACTTCACCGTAGTAGGTATCGTACTCGTCAAGTGTTAGAATAACGGCAGGACCACCGTTGCTATCTTGCTTGGTTGGCTTTTCTTTAAGAGTCTTAGCTTCAGGCGGAAGCACAGTGATGACTCCACCTCTAGCGAGGAACTCCTCAATAGACTCCACTTTCTTTTTCATTCAACCTCCAAATATGAAGGGAGATTGTATCAGAAATCTACTTTTTACCGAAGATGTACTCGTCGAAGGTTCCTGGGAATACGGAGTGCAGTTTGCTCAGGAATGTATTGTTGTCGCGCGAAGCGTTGTACTGCTGTATGAGTTTCTTTAGCTTGATGAACTTGCGGTGGTTAGAGTCAAACCTTTTCCAGAAGGTGAAGCCAGCTTCAACCTGTGCATCGCTCTTGTGACTGACAGCATTCGATGCGCTTATCATGTCTCTGGAGTAGATGTAGCACTGCATAGTATCTGTAGCTCTGTTGTTTATTATTACTACAGTTCGACTTGGATTGTTAGGATCCTGCATCAACCCGCCGTTGTCTACCTTGTGCTTCCACATTATGGCGTCGCTGGGTCCTGCCGAGAAGCTTTTTGACTCAGCTATTTCTAAGTCGAAGCACTCAGGTCCCAACGCAAAATTGCGAAGCAGCTGGTCTAGAGTGAGACCTACCAGATCATGGCGGGTCATTGTGGTTCCTCATACGGTATAATGGTAGCAAGACGCATCTCTATATTTTACCGTATGAAAGAGGCAGAACCTTGGCTGTCACTGAGAAGACCGACTTAACTGATATTTTAGCCTACGGAGTTGACTTAAAGAACCGTAGGATCTACTTCGGCATCAACCTGAGCGATGCGGAGGCGGGAGATTCATCTGGTTTCTCTACTGCCTCCGTTGAATACGCTGTTCGTGCGATCCACAGGATGGCGATAGACGCACCAGGGAAGCCGATAGAGATACATATGAATTCGGAGGGTGGTGATGTATATGCCGCATTCCGTCTGTACGACGAGATTCTCGCATGCCCATGTCAGGTAAAGTTCTTCGGCGGTGGAGCACTTATGTCTGCTGCTACGATGATAATGTGCGTATGCGACGAGCGATACTTACATCCCCATGCTACTGTCATGGTTCACGAAGGCAGCGACGTGCATGAGGGTTCTAGCTCTATTACGCAAACTGAAGTCCTTATCAACGCTGCGGAGAGCAAGCGTGTAGCTGACATACTGTACGGTATGTACGCAGCCAACTCCCGCATGCCGAAGGAGTTCTGGGAAGAC